CGGCTTGGATCACCACACCGCAGGCTTCGTAGGGCGCAGCGGATCTGGCGTGGCGCTCGGCCTCAGATTTGGATTCGGGAGCCAGGGTAACCACCATGCGGGTAATCGGAAATGCCTTGGGACTGGAAGCGGATCTTGCAGCTATTGAACCGCTTGCCGCAAACATCAGAAGTGCTAACGCCTACAGCATTGTCGTTCACATCAAAATAGCTGCTGCCGGTATAACCGCATTCGGGACCGCGATAAACCCATGGGCAGTAGTCCTGCACTTGCCGGCCAGGGAGCTGCAGATTGGTCAGGTCTAGTTTGCTGACCAGTTCAAATTCGACAAGCTGGATATTTTCCTTTGATACTCGGTCGATGTACCAGACCTGATCTTCAAACTTGGCGGTTGGGTCGGCAGTTGGGTTGACACCACCAAGAAAGTTGACGGCATCGAGGAATTTTTTGCAGGTGCGGATGCGCGTGACCTTGGCCTGCAGCGGGTTGTAGGTCAGCAGCAATGCCGAGATCGCGCCAGTGACGTTGGCAATCCGCATGGTGGGACGCGGCAACGTACCCTTTGAAGTCAGCTCAAAGCCGTCTACTTCGATTGGCGCAGCGCTGTAGGTAATGCCTTGGAACACCACGTTGCCAGTCAGGGCGTTGGTGCCGGCGTGGTAGTAAAAGGTGGTGTCAATCCCGTTAACCGCCAGCGTAAGCCGCAGTTGAAACAGCTCGATGATGGCTGACGGATCCAGCTTTTGGATCTCTGTTTGGATTGACGTTGGTGTTGTCATGCTTCAAATACCTGTCGGAAGGTGGCTGTGATGTTGTTGAAGTTGCAGCTCACCTGACTTGTTTGCCATTCACTGCAGATCCATTTACCGGCATAGCCATTCGGGTCGGTCCAGTCAAAAGACTCGACTGCACCACGGGCACGAAGGAAGGACAGGATATTATCCCGCTCGGCATCTGTGCGATTGCTAAATTGAAGCGACCAGTTCTTCGGTTGCGTGTTGATGCCAAATGCAACGCGCTGTTCGTAGCCATCGCCAAACTGGATCCGCTGAACGTTTGGCCGTTCCTCAAGGTCAGCCGTAAAACTTGGCGTATAAGTGAAAGTAGCCATCAGGCGAGCAAGCCTCCAGGGCGACGCTGCTTGATCAATTCTGCCTGCACTGCAGCACCAACGGCCTTGCCAAGCTGGCCAGCCTGATTGTTGTTGCCTTGTACGTTTGAGCCGCCTGCATCCACGTTCACCACCACGCTCACACCGCCGCCACCGTTAGTGGCTTGCACACCGAGGCGGCCATCACGGCCGCGACGCAGCGGCATGATCGCCTCAGGTCCGGCCTCACCCATCAGGCCGATGCCCTTGGCGAAGGGGAACATCGTCGGCTTGTCGACGATGCCGCCACGGGCGAACTTCTGGATGCCGTTCTGGGCGAAGACGTTGCCCATTGCATTAACACCGAAGCCGACGGTCTTGCTCAGCGAGCTGGCCACGCCAAGCAATCCACCGCCACCACCGCCTGGAAACAGGCTTTGGAGAGATCGCAGCAGAGGGGCAATGATCAACATTCGAGTAACCATGCGTGTAGTTTCCTCAATGATCGATTGCGCAAATTGCTGGAAGTTGAAAGTGCCGGTGGTGGTTAAAGAGACGATCGCATCTTCCAAACCCTTGAAGGCGGTCTGAGTGACATTGCTCAGGTTGGCGCCCAGTGTTCCGATGCTTTCAATGTAGGAACCGAGGCCAGCGCGGAAGTCCTCCATCGCTGAGGTTGTTTTCGTTACTGATGTGTAAAACAGTTCTCCGCTCATGGCAGCCTCAAAGCCTGCACCCTTTAGCTCCTTGAATTTCTCGATGAGCGCGTTGGTTTCTTGAACTTGCAGTTTCTGAATATCAACCGATCTAGTGCGCTGGATGTTGGCCTCCTGCTCGGTCGGCAACTGCTGGCGCAACTCTTTGGCGGCAGCGGCAATAACAGCTCGGCGCTTCTCTGCATATTCAAGTTGGATCTTGCGCATGGGATCCATTTCCTTTTCAATCTGCAGTTCAGCGCGTGATTGCTGCAGTGCATTGCGGGAATCAATCAGTGCTTCACGCCGACGCTTGGCGTCGTCCTCCGCCTTCTTCTTTCCACCGTCGCCCGTGCGCAAACCGCTCAGGTCCGGCGTGGTGCCGGGTGGAGGCGTTGGGATGTTGGGCATCGTGAGCGCGCCCGAGATGCCGGTGCCGATCTTCTTCATCAGATCATCGATCAACTTGCTGAGGCCAACAGCTAATCCCACACCAACAGCGCCACCAGTGACCAAGCCGACGGCCTTTGCCTGCGCAGGTCCAGGAGTCTGCAGGCCAGCGATCAAGCTAAGCACTGCGGCGCGTGCCGTTTGCACCGCAAGCATTGCTCGCTCAAGCACCAACATGCCGCGCATCACGCCAAGCACACCTCGCAGCGCAGTCGCGAAGGCCGTGATATTGGTTGCAATAAAAACGCCAGCGGTCACACCGCCGAGCACCACCATCGTCTTGATCAATCCAGCCGCCACCTGCTGGAGTCCTGCTGCGCCGCCGATCGCTTTGTAGAACTCGCCCGCAAGATTGCCAACAAAGGTGATCGCCTGCGTGACCACACTGACCAACCCACTCATCACCGGCAGCAACGCTGAACCGATCTGCACGGTTAGCACAGTGGTCTGTGCCTTCATGATCCCGAGCTGGTCGTTGAAAGCATCAGCCTTGTCGGCAAAGTCGGGACCAATGCCGAGACCGAAGCGCTGGATCTCCTTGCTGCCGAGGTTCAGGATTGGGATCAGTTCGGCGCCAGCTTTGCCGAAGATCTTGATCGCCAGTGCTGCCTTCTCCGGTCCATCACGCAACTGAGCAAAGCGATCGGCTACATCAAGGAACACCTTGTCGGCTTTGCGCAGCGTGCCATCGGCCTCAGTGGTGCTAACGCCAACGGTCTTAAACGCAGCAGCCGCTGCCTCCGTACCAGTGGCTGCGGCCACCATGTTCTTGTTTAGGAATGTCAGTCCCTTCGCCACACCCTCGAGGCTGCTGCCCGATAGCTCGGCTGCCACCTTGAACTGCCCCAGTGTCTCCACGCCGACACCAGTACGTTGCGACAGGTCGCGCATATCGTCTGCCAAGTCGATCGCCGACTTCGCCAGCGCAACTACACCGCCAGTCACCGCCACAGCGGCCAAACTCTTGAGGCCGGTGTAGAGCAGGTTGGTCGCCAGGCTGGCGTTTTTGATGCGCCCCTCGAGGCCTTGCATCGAGTTGCCAAGCCGCCGGATATTGTTCTCACCCGCCACGTTGGCGGTGATCTTCAGCATGGCCTCCATGTTCATCGCCATGGCTATGCCCCCTGCTTATTGATCACCGTCATCGCTGCGGCCTCCATCACTTGAAGATCCTCCAGCAGCGCACGCGGTTCCTCTACGTCGTACAGCTTAAACAGCCAACGCACCGCTGCATAGTCCAATCCGATCACGCCACTCATCGTGGTGCGCCACTGCGTCTGCACACGGAGGAACATCTCGACCACCAGCCAGTTCTCCGGCAGGATCCCGAAGTCTTCATCCGGTGGCGGCGGCAGATCCGGCAGATCAAAGCCGAAGGCCGCGGCATCGTCGGCGGTTTCGTCAACAACGCCACCGCCTGCCCAATGCTCAGCGGCCTCGATCAGTTTTTTCGCTTGGCTCCCTGCAGGCTCTCGAAGTAGGCCACCGTGATGGCGCTCGCGAGCATCGGCACATCGAGCAACTGCTCCAGTGCCTTCTGGCTGAAGGGCACATCCTTGCCATCGCCATCGGTCACACCAGACCAGCCGACCAGCACCTCGGCTGCAAGATCAGCGTCGGTGATCTCCTCGGTTTTGATCTGTGCGCCGATCTCCGTGATGCGGGACTGGCTCAACCGACGAAACTCCCCGTCGAAGGTCTGCCGTTGCATACGGCCACCGTCGACGGGGATATCAAATGCGATCGGCCACGAGTAGGTGTCCGACTGCTTAAGAACAAACGCCAAGGTCAGGTAAAGGCAAGACTGAACTCATCATTGCCCGAACTGGTCGGAACCGCAATAAACGGCATGTTCAGCATCTGCACGCCATCCTGATCCGAGTAGGTCAGGTTACCCAGGTCGGACTGAGCAGTGGTCACCGTGGCGA